CCATAAATACTAAAGGCATCAAATGTTGGTTGGAAAGTATAATCAGAAGTACCAAAATTAGCAAATTTTACACTTATAGTTTGAGTGCCTTGTACGTTTTGGACTTCAGATAAAGTGATTGATTGGTTAAAGTCATCAACAATACTTAAATTATAATTAGTATTGGTAAAATTACCACCTGGTATTATTGTAACACTAAAAATTACTTCCTCTGTATTTTGTATAGGCGCCCAAAACAAATTACCCGTACTATAAGACCAATTTCCATTTGCCCATTGACCCGTTGGGTTTTGAATTTCATTACAAGAGCCACCAATTAAACTAGAACAATTTTCGGGAAAACCCGTTAATTCTCTCCTACCCGGTCCTATTGCTTTTCCTTTTCTTCTATGACACCATAAATATAATTCCTCTATTGCAGGATTAGTAGAACTAAAAAAATCATTACTAAATACTATGTTTTTTCTAAAACCATTTGCAATGCTATATCTTTGTTCTATCGCCTTTATAATAACGGGTACTTTAATAGCATATTTTACATCTTCGGGAAAAACACCTCTACTATCGATTGTAGGATCGACACCACTACTATTCCAAGCTATGTTTGCAGGATTATCTAAATATTGAGTGTTATTAAAAATAAACCTTTGAGTATGACTAACTAAAGGAATACAAATTGCTCGAGTATAAGTTACTCCGTCTATAACAAATGAATTTCCTTGCTTTAAGGCTGTTAGTGTCCCCGTAAAACTTGAAGTAACACTAAAATTGTCTAACCAAGCGAGGTTATCAAGTTGTTCCTCTCTTAAAAAAGTTTTTAAATTGACGGTGTTTCCCGTAAAAGTAATGCTATAAAATTCGGGTATTCCGTTTTTAAGTTTAACATCATTTAATTTAATTACACCTTTCCTAAATGGTTGATAGTTAAGTTCTATTAACGCATCGGGTTTAAAATTTGAGTTAAAACCATTTATATCGGGATTATACCAATGCTTAAATAATTCATTGTTTTTTTTAGAAGCAGGTAATGTAAAAGGTTTGGTAAAATCAGTAAATATTTTTTCTATATTTCTTACATCTTGAATTTTGGCAGTAAGATTTACTATTTCATCATCGAATAAATCTACTTTGACGAATTTATCTTCTGCACTTAATCCCTCTTTTATGTATAGGATAAGTTCTTGCATCTATCTAATGTTATTTATTTGATCATAAGCAAACTCAAAATTAAGGTCGTAATTTATTAGTTTCTCGTTCAAATGAGTTTTGTATTTAAAAGATTTGTCTGATAAATATACGGGACTTATTTCTGCCATTCCGTTTGTTAACCAAATTTGTTCTGATAAAAATAATTCTTCAAAAGCAGGATTAAGGCATTCCCCAACATAACCACTATTTAAAGTAATTGATTTGTTACCTTGTTTTAGTATTGTACGTTTTTGGTGTTCTGTCGTATCATAAGTAAAAGTGCTTTCGGTCAATAAATTCCTTTTAAATGTAGTGTCTTTGGTTTTTAATTGTTGTTTGCTGTTCTTAAACATATAAAGGTCTTGTATAGCACCAAATTTGTTTACAAAACTTAATTTAAATACCTCATATTTACATTCTGTAATCCTTTTAACTGATATGGTTGTCTGTGTTTGCAAATCGTTGCTTTCCACTACAATTGTATCGATCGCACCATAGTCTATTGCATCGAAAAAAGCATCAACGCAACTATTTCTTATAACTGATCCCTCTGTAATATTTTCTACTCTTGTGTAGTAATCTTGTTGATCAACACCATAACAAATTTCTTTAATTGCGTGAGAGCTTGTATCGTCAAAAGTTATTCCTACATTTTCAACCAATACCCCATTGTCATAAAATTTAACAGAATTAGTATTATATCCGTTTATTGGTACGCAGGTTTTGGTATTTGTTGGTATCTGTAAACATCTATTACTAATTAACAAATGTTCCATAGTAGGCAGATAATTCATTCCGTCTTGAAATTCAGTATATCCGTCTGATGCTATTTTGGTTTCGCCTAAACTATAAAGGGCAGTTCCATTTACATCAAAAATCGTATAATCATACCTTGTCCAAATCGCATAATCCTCTGTATAAGTTCCACTAAATGTTAATTTAAGATAATCCCGTGTTAAAGCACTTATTTCAAAAATTACAAAATCTTGGTTGTCTACACAAAATTTAGTTAAATTGTAATTATAAGTGGCAGGTGGGTTTGTTTCTGATCCTTGCCAAAACCTTAAACCAATTGCAACGTAATGAGCATTGGTTGTTGGCAAAGTTTTTATGTAATATGGACTTCTTAATTTTATTGTTGTACTGCTCATAGCTATCGTAAGTTATCTTCTAAATCTTGGGAATATGCAACCATAAGATCTAATTCAAATTGAGGGGTAAAATATTTATTATATGCTTTGGTAAAAAACATTGTTGGTTTTAGTCCTTGATGAAATATACTTTTAGCAATTGCAAAATTAATTCCTTTCCTTGACAAAAATCTTCCTTTACTATCTCTTGGTGCTATTCCTTTTCTGACTGACCACTTATCCAATTTTCTTGGTGGTGGCATTTTTGTTTTATAGGAATATGGACTATTTGGTGCTCTTTGTTCTCCTTGTTTGTCGGGATTATTTTTGTATATCCCACTTGGATCAGCACCTTTAACACCTTTGTCTACAAAATCATAATAATCTGCCATTTCGATACTAAAACTCAAATTGTCATTTACTATGGTTGTTTCAGTCGCTTCAATGCTTTCACTTAAAGTTCCCGAAGCATTATGCTTTTCTAAGTTTTTTTTCATTTGAACAACCAACTCATTTTTAAATTGAGTGATCATTGCTAAAGTTCTCGGGTATGTATTTTTTTTTGCCATTATTTAGGGGAACAAATATCAAGATTATTGTTTACAAAAATATTGGCAGTATAAGACCAACCTGCTAATCTGTTTTCAAATCTATCGAAAAATGGCTCACAGCTTCCTGCGTTTTGAATTTCAAAAGCACCATTGTGTAAACTACCTCTGTATAAAAATTCGTTTAATTTATTTAAGACCGTAAGTGTATTATTTAAAACAAAATGCTCATTGTCATTGCCCATTAGTAAAGGATCACTTATTAAGTCATCATCTGCTTTAAATTCATTTACTATATCCATTGCCATTATAGTAACATTGTAATTTAGGACACCACTATCTCCACCCATATCCACAGAATTTATCATAATATGGACTAAAGGAAAAATAGTGCGTTTATTTAAATCTATTTCATTAATATCCCCCGTTGTGATCGTATTAACGTACACCATATTCTCAAGTGAATTTTGTAAGGTGGTAATTAACCTTAAATAATTTATAGCACCTGCGTTCTCTTGTTGATTAAAATTTGGCATTATTTAAATTTTTGTTTTATTAATTTGCTTTCTATTGTTGCTTTGTCTTTTTTAAATGCTAACATAGTTAAGCACTCATTCATTCCTAATTTAGTGATACTTTTAAATCGTCTAATATCTCCTTTAGCGAGTGAGTATATTGACTGATACCAACCCCATTTTGTTCCAAAGCCTTGCCTAATTCCGTGTTGTTGTCCGTCGTTGCTAAATAAGTCATCATATCTTTCGAGCAATCGATCCCTAAATGATAAAAAAAAACTATTGATCCAAATACTGCACTCAATGGCATCTGCCTCATTATGTCGTGATAATTATCCCCACGATAATCCTCTATAAGATATTTATGTCCTTTTTTCGCTGTTATAGGTCGGTATAAAACTGCCATTGCCACATTCATTTGTTCCCAATTACCAATATAAGTGTCTAAATCTACATACTCGCCAAAAGTCATATCATCTAACTTTGGTATAAAACCAAATTCTTGATCACCCATTTTAAAGGTATTTACCAATTGTGGTGTTTTTTCTAATGCGTTGTAAATTGTTTGGACTATTTCATCAACGTCCATAACTTTCATATTGTGCAACTCAATAAATGGAATATTACAAAATATCTCAATTATTTTCGCCTTAAAAAAATGCGTTTGTGTAGCGACTTCATCATTGGCTTCTATTAATTTTAGGTATTTTTGATATTGTTCTAATGTAATATCTGCCAATTCGGTCGGTATAGTGATTTTCATATCCATACTTAAATAACGTAATTTTAAATTTATTTTTAATTAAAGGAAATTTATTTTGCCTTTATAACTTAATTCTTTAATATATTGGTGTTCTAATTTAGGTTGATGCACCGATCCTCTCGGCTCATTATCTCCGTAATGGTGATCAAATTGATCTAAATGCCAATCAAAACCTATTAGGTCTAATCTATCATATTGTTTTAGTAAAATATGTATTGCTAATAAACCCGTACTAAATGCCATATGTGGATAAGCAGGTAATTTCTTTTTTAATTCTAAACAATCCTTTCTTTTAATTGTTTTAATAGTTGGGTGGTGTTCTTTTATAGTCGCATAACAAGGCACTTTTGATTTGTCCCATTCCCACGAATGGAAATATACTTGATCATAACTTAATTGAGATTTTACTCGGTTGCAATTACAAGTAAACCAAATATCAGTCTTAGTACCAACATCACTTTCAAACCCCGTTATTTTGAAATTATTAAACCTAACCACTTTGTCGTAATCATTAATGGCTCTACCCTTGTTTTGACCAAGAATAGAACCACCATTACCTATGAGTACTATTTTACTTTTCACTTATAATCTTTAGCGATTTTTTTACCTAATTTATGCCATACCTCTCGATTATGTTTTTCTTCGTGTTCCATTTCTATGTGGGTCATTGCAATTAAACTTGGTAAGTCATTGTGTAGTTCCCTTGCACAAAAGGTGATCACTGATCCGTCTTGGGTTTCAATATAAACCTCTCCGTTTTGTCCACCCCACATTTGAGTAGTATAATGAACGTATAATTCTTTAGTTCGTCCCATTATTTATTGAGGTTTTTAAGTTTATAAGTACCATTATCAATTTTTTGCTGTGTTTGTTTAGTTGTTTCACATAAAAATTGGTTACGATATTTTGAAGTTGTTCTACTATAATCCCAATAATATTCATCTAAATAGGTTTTACCATTTTTGTGTTGATGCACGATAATTGAGTTGTAAGATTGGAAATAGACACCATTATTGGCGTATATTAAAAATTGGTTAGCAATTGAATTGCCTCTGTCGGAAATAAATTGTTCGCATTTTGTCATTTGGTAGTAATTTAATTGTTATTAATTATTAATGATATAAATTTATTAAAAATATTTTAAAAAGTCAACTATTCTATTAATTTATCTGAGATTAATCCTGCAAAACTTTGAGCAATAATCTGTTCTTTGTCTAATTGATCATTTGAAATAATACGTCCACAAAGTGGTATGCATTCAGTTTGTACCATAGTTCCTGCACGTAAGAAATGCTTTTTTATTTGCACATCATTTGGTAAAATTGTGTTGGCTCTACCATAGTAACCCATTACATCTCGATCGGGTTTTTCTAATGGTATTGATCCTATAAATTTTTTATTAAAATAAACGTCGAGTTGATACCCTACGTTCTTAAATGGGTGTGAGTGATTTGTCATTGTATATTAATTATGGTTGATACTATCATTTCTTCTTTATTAACTAACCATTTGTGAAATGGTGTATTAGTTGCTTCCTCGTATTCGCATAGTCGGATAGATCGTCTAACTTCTTTAAGTTCATCTACTAAATCGTGTAATTGAGTTCTCATATTAAATAAAGTTTTTAAATTTTTCAAGGTTAGAATTAAATGTGTTTCTGTTTTTTAATTCCTTTTTGATATTACAAAGCATTAAATGATTTTCAGTAGTAAAACATTCGTTTAATAGTAAAAAATATGTTTTGTTTAATTTTAATAAATCGCTGTAAGATAATTTAGATAAATCGTTCATTTTGGTATTTTTTTTATTGTTTAACATATGTAAATATACAAATAATCTACGTTATTAACAAAAGTTAATTAATCTATTCCCAAGTTTCTGCGACTAAATTCTCAATTTCTTGCAATTGATCATAAGATAATAAATCATAAATTTCAGTGCTTTCGATCCAAATGTTTTCAATCTCAAATTGATCGGGACTACCTGCATAATCGTAAGTTTGTGCTTCGCCTTTAGAATATGAGTATTGAACTGATATTTCTATTTCGTGATATTTTATTGTAGTTTCATATTGTTTCCACATAATGTAAAATTTAAATGGGGGTTTTGACACCCCCGTTAGTATTAGCAATTTTTATAAAGTTCGTTATGAGCATCAATAATTGATTGTTTCATAATTTTGTTGGTGTTTTCAAATGTTTCTTCAACATCACGTCCAAAATGATCTTTAATATATTTGTACCCAATTAATTTCATTTCAGAAATAGAAGATTGAACAAATTGACCAACTTGAAAGTGAAAATCTTTAGGAGATAATTGAGAGGTTTTCATTATCATTCTTGGGTTTCTGTATGATTTTACAGACCAAATGTAAATTTTCATTGGGTTTTTTAGAGTGAAGTTTTGATTTGCCATTGTTAAAATTTTTAATTGTTTATATTAATCAAATATAACACTTTTCTATGTTATAAACAAAAGTTAATAAAACTATCTTATGGCATAAGACCCATAGTTTGGTCTACCTAATTTATTCACTACACTATATCTCAATGCGTCAAGCGAGTGATTGAAAGCATCTATTGGTTTATTAGTCAATTGACCATTTTTGTCCTCAATGTATTTGTAATTCCTTAATTCTTTTATAGTGTTGATGCTGTTTTCTGTTACGTGCAAATTATATCTTCTGATCATATCAATTCCAATATTAATAGCACCTTTGTAGGTAGGTTTTGCATTGAAACCCATTCTGTGTATTTCCTCTATTGACTTTGGCTCTGCACTATCACAAAACACCTCATCTCGTCTATCCAATCCCAATCGTTTAAACTCATTGCCTATATCTTGGTTGGTCATTCCCGTTCTGTAAATAAGCTCATTTACGAACATATCTTGGTCTAATATGTAAGTTTCTACCATTGAGGTGGGATCGTTGCTAAAACCGAAGTCTAAACCTCTTGAAACGAGTTTGGCATTGCGTGGTATTTCCTTGATAGTTTTAAAATCAAATATTAAAGACCTACTTTGTCCTCGTTCTCCTAAACCATAAACTCGCCAATAATTCTCGTCCGTGTTTTTAAGTCGTTCAATTTCGGTTATAATTTCATTACTCAAAAAAGGATTGTCCTTGTAAGTTGTTTGGTAAAATTCAACATCTTCCCGAGTAAGTACCTTGTCATATATCCAATGGAACTCATCAGACGGGTTGTAGTCAATTATTATCCGTTCTGTTGTACGGAATATAAGTTGTTGCCAATCTTCAAAATTAATTTCGTTTGCTTCATTGACAAATAATAGGTCTCTTTTTCTACCACGTATTTTTTGTGGTTGATCAAGCGAGATAAACTCAATAAGATTATTATTGATATAATACTCATTCCCACTTTTTGAGTGATCACCCTCATTGTAAATTTTATTAGTTTTTAATATTTCAAGGAAATCTCGCATAACAGTTCCTCTAACAGCAGGGAACGTCTTACGACAGATTGTAA